AATCGTTCGTGGTAATCATCCCAGCCTGCAATTGTGACCGTGACGGCCCATGCATGGTTGGTCATGCTGAGACGGATCTCGCAATTGGACATGGGGTTAGTCCTCGCTCTTGACGATCTGCAGATGCAGTCCTGGCGCCGCAAATGCCATGATGCGTCCGCTGTCAAACCCAGTTGGGAAATAGAGCTGAGCGCCAGCATCCGCAGTGCTGACAAGCATCATGTCTTTAGGGCGGATTTTGTCGCCAGCGTCCAAGAAATAATCAGGGTCAGTTACCTCTGTGATGGTGTCGTCGCCAGCGTCATAACGCCACATCGTGAAACGATCTGCGCGTGAAAGAACAATCAATTTGTAAGGGATGAATGGCATTTTTCTGTCTCTTCCCCTGATTGGCCCGAGGAGCGGCGTGCAGAAAATAGGCGCAATCTGCGCTGTCTGCAAACACAAAAAACCCGGCAGTTTGCTGCTGCCGGGCTAGTTTCGGGAGATGCCATCCAAGAAAACAGCACGATCAAAGACCGCCGCTGGTGGATCTTTCATACCTGTGAGGGTGGTGTCGTTGCAAGATAGATCATCGCCAAACGTGCTGCGATCAGGGGTAAATCGACGTTATATTTTGCGGCAAAGGTGTCGCGGCCGATCGCATGGTATTCTCGATGATGACCAAGGCAAAGGCTCACAACTGATCCAAGGTCTTTAGGCTTGATAGAAGTGCCAGAATTTTCGGCTGTCCGAAGATGGTGAGCTTCCATCCCACCTATGCAGCTACGCCCTTTGCACGCACAGGGCTGAGTGCGCACATAAGCAAGGAACGGAAGGTTTTGGCCAGCTCTTGGCTTCTTCGGGCGCTTTGAGTCCTTTAGCTCAATCGGGGAGCAGGTCAGACATAGGCGCGGCCTGAGAGGTGGGAAACGCACTTCGTCACGTCCCTTGCGGCATTGGCGGCAGACGGCATTCAGGGAACGCTGGCGTAGGCCAGTGGAACGGTTAAGGTTCATTTGTCTCCTTTGGGCGCGGTCCAATCCCATGGGGCTTTGCCGGGCTCTTTGTCGGCGCGTTGTGTCACAAGCCACCCACGGCAAACTTCTGTGGCTTTTCCATCCACCATATTGTGGTGGCACATAAAAGGAACACCTTCAATCACACACTTGATGGCATCCAAGACAGTTTCAGGGCACCCATTTGGCACCGTCCCTTCGCGAAAAGCGCAAGATGAGCAACGGTCAGGGACTAATGCCATTGCCTCTGGACATTTTTCCCAAGCATCCTTTACCTCGCTCTGCGGGCGGGCGGACCAGGCGGCGAGCGCCAGTTTCGCCGCGTCCGTTGCGGCTTTCAGTGTCTCGGTCTGGTCGGAATGCACAAGGTCAACGCGCTCGCCATCATCGGCCTGGATGGAAATACGGCGACCATTCTTGGCGACATAGCTTGTCTCGCGAAACATCTCGACATTCTCGGCAGCAGCTATCAGGGCCTCAAACGCCGCTCGCACCTGCGCCTCTTGGGTTTGGGTGGTCATGGTGTGATCTCCAATATGGGAATGCGTCATACGCCGCATCCTGAATCTTCGCAGGGAATATGCCGCTCATTCAGGTCAAACGGCAGAGACCCCTGATCTCGGATGACACGCTCCATGGTCGCATAGTCTTCCCGATCTGCGCGGAACGTTCCGCCAGCGCCGACACCATGCGGGATAGCCTCCATCTGCGGCCACCAAGCCATGCGGAGCGGATGATCCTTGATCATGCGCGAGATAGCAGCGCGATTTTTCAGGAAGCATCCATCGCAGTTTCCTTCCCAAGGCCCTTTGAGGCGAAGGTCGAATGGTTGCTCTCGCCAAAACTCGAACACTTGTTCTTCGGTGATACCAGCCTCAGCTAAAGGGCACGCGTTATGCCACCGGTCTTTTTTGGTGCGTTCACGGTCTAACGCCCTGGCGACCCGCTTGGGCTCATCAGCACGAAGGCCAACAAGGCTCAACCAGTGCGTCCAGCCGAGCGATTGCAAAAACCGCTTTTGAGTGCGGATCTTCAGTTCAATGGTGCAGAACCGGCTGACAGGATTTGGAAGCATGGACTTGCTTCGCAGCATCGCCTCGAACGGCTCACCATTTCGACTAGTCGAGTTATGGTTCACCTCGATGACGATCGGACCAGAGGCCGATCTGGAATATTCCAGCCAGCGAACGGTCACATTCCAAGCTGATGCGCAATCTCGGACGAAGTCCAGCGTCGCCGGCATCTCGCGCCCGGTATTAGCGAAGCACACCACGACATCAGGAGGCAGCGCGCCCCCATGTGCTTGGAGGATGCGCCAGAGCATGTAGGCCGATGTCCGTCCACCACTGAACGAGACAACAGCAGGCCCAGTAATGAAGAACGGATCAGCCATCACTCCCCTCCCGCGCGGGCGCTCTGGCCGAGAGCGGCGCGTGCGATGCGACGGATTACGAACATTCCAACCGTCAGCCCCCACGCCTCCTTCTCGATTTCCTGCAAAGCCGCCTTCTGCTGCTCAATCAGCACATTTGCCGATGCGATCTGCGCCGCGTGCGTCGCCTCAAGCTCGCGGATGCGGTCGTTCAAGGCGGCAATCGTCGCATCCTTCTCGCGGCACTGGTTGCCCAAGGCGTCCATCGTGTCCCACGCATCCTTGACCTCGGCAGCGAGCTTTGCGTTTTCGGCACGCGCCGCTGCCAGATCGGTTGCGTCCGTGGGTGATGCCTGTCCCCGGTAGTTCCATTCGAGCAAATGCGCCGTCACAGGTGAACTGCCACTTCCAGTCGATGTCCTAAGCCACTCAGGGGTCGGTGAACTGAACCACCTCCAGACCTCAAGGCCCTGCCTAGGATGCTCTACCCAGTGCAAACTGCCATCCTCCGCACCCTCGGGTGGCACGCATGCCGGTAACGCCATCAAATGCTGCGTCATAGCGCGGGCTCCATTTTACGCTTAACGGGAACTGCGTTTTTCAGCGCGCTGCACATGGCCGCACCTGCTGCGAACAACGTGTGCATTTCTGAGCTTTGTTCCATAGGCTGAATGCAAACAGATCGCATGCCAGAACCTGACCGGATATAGACCCAAACCGGGGCGTTGGCCCAACCTGGACCTGAAACATACTGTGGGACACAAGCAACGATTTCTTCATCCCGAGCAAGAGCAATCGCAGTTGGTTTTTTCATGGCGCGGGCTCCTGGATGAGGGGGAGTTCTGGGCCGCGATCGTCTTCTAGGACGCTCTCGATGAAATCCCAGACCGTTTCGTTTACAGAAATGCCTTTCGGCATGAAAAGCGTGTCAGACGCTTCATGCTTTATGGCCTCTTGGACATCACGAAGAGCGCTTTTGAGATGAGATATCTGCTGCTGTTCCGCCTCGATATGGCGGATGGCGATGGTAGCACAAATTGATATGGACCATCTCGGAGCAGAGTTGCGATCTTCCCACATAGACCGCCACAATTTGTCGCTTAATTTGCTTCCAGCCATCTTTTCAGCCATCTCCCGCGCCATCGCCTCCACCGCATCCGGCGCGGGCTGCTGTGCGGGCTGGGTGGGGGTCATGATTGTGCTCCTTGATCAAGCCGGAGGCGGGGATCGCGGTAACCATCGACCTTGCAGCGCTGTCCGGGCAATAGGATTGATGCGTTGGTTTTAGGGCGAAGGATGTGACACTGAGGGCATTCACGCCCTAACGACCTGCGTTTCTCAGTGCGGGCATCCCGCACATCCCGGTAAAATGCTCCCATGCTTTCGTCTTCGGTCATGGCGAAGCCTTTGCAACAAGCTTGGCTTGAGCAATCGCAGGCAGAACAGATACAGTGCGCTCGGCTGCGACGTAGCCAGCCACGGGGGCGGCGGTCGCGAGGATGAGGCGGGTCATGGTGCCCTCGGGGCCTGGATAGCTTCGAGGTTGATCAGGTAATAACCACCACAAGCTCACGACACCACCTCCTCAGCCGGCCACCCAAGCTTGGCGCGGCGGATGAACTCGTGACCGCGAGGGGTGAGTGTGCCGCCCGTGTGATCCACCAAGCCGATTTTCTGGAGGCTATCGACTGCGCCCATAAGGATGTCTCTGTCGCAGCCGAGGCGCTTTGCCGCGTCCCAGTATGTTGGTGCCCCACAATTGACCCGCAGCACGTCTTCCACCGTTGCGATAAGCATCACACCACCTCCTTCCTCATTGCATCCTGGCGATCCCGAACCGCATTGATCGCCGAAAACCCCTCGGCATATGCGATATCCTCGGCAAACGCGTCTGATGATGTTGGTGCCAGTTCATCCGCTAGAGCGGAGTAGCGCTCGGAAATGCCCGGCTGATCTTCGTTGTCTCGGATCAGGTTCAGCAGGACTTCCTTGGCGCGCTCAATCCGGGCATAGGCGGACCAAGAATATGCGGCGTCGGTCATGGCGTGGCCCTCGGCGGTTGGAGGGCGCTGCCCTCTGTGGTTGTGATTTAATAACGCTTGAAACTGAGCGCAAATTGCGCTCTATTAAGCGGGCTGTCAACACCAAATTTGCAAAGGCTTCCCTTAAAAATGTTCGATGGAATTGACCTGATAAAGCCTCGGATGTCCTACCCATCCAGGGTCTTGAGGCGCTTGGGGCAGGTCGCTTTTTGGCTGTGTCGGATTGCAGCCATTATGATGATAGCGCTGGGGGTAGCGCTGTGGTTTTTTGGCACGCACGGAGATCCGGCGCTGTGCATCCCGTGTTTTGTAATTGCCGTGGTGCTTTGGTTTGCAGCCCAAGCGGTCGGCTATATTTTGGTAGAGTGAGGTGGACTAAAAATGACCCAAGCCGCTCAAACTAGTCCACGCGAGATCGCACGGGCGCTGGCTGATGGACCTTTGACCCCTCTGGAACTGGCCGATTTCGTGAAGGTCAGCCTTGACCGCGTCCGGTTGATGCTGGGCTCTATGGAGGGGCGGGGTCTGGTGTGCAGAGTGGGCGGGAAATATGAACTGACCAGCCGGGGGGCAGTGGCTCGGGTGGACCGACCCTAATTTCTTGCGGGAGAGACGGTCAAGCCCTACTTTCTGGCTGTCTAACACAGGGGCTTCGCAATGGTTGAAGTCACGGGTTCAGCGCCAGCGGGATTGTCCGGTGGTGACGAAAGGGGTTCAAAGATGAAAAACGTGTCTCCGAGGAAGTCGATGGCAATGGGGGACAATATGCCCAGCGCCAGCGCAATGGGCATCGGCCCGATCGCCGATCCAGATGCGGGCGCTTATACGCATCCCGACCGCAACATGGAAACGGGCCGCTCCACCAAGGACGGCGCCCGTGGCCATACTCCGCCCGCCTCGTCCGGCCGCGCAGGCCGCATGGCGATGCCAGGCGAGGTCGATCATGGCCCACACAGCATGCCGGCCGGCACCAACGGTCTGCGGCGCGGCAAATGAGCCTCTACCAACGGGCAGCCGATACGCTCCGGGCTCTCCTCGCGATCGGGGATGACCGGGTGCAGGCCCTGAAAACAGACGGCGATGCGCTGGTGCAGCATCTCGAAAGCGCGCACAAGGCGACTTCGAGCGCGATCCAGCCCGGAGACGGCAGCACTGCAACGGTGTCTGGATCGCCCGGCAATGGATTTCTGGTGTCGATCCATGACGGCACGTTTTTCCGCTCGTTCGTTTCCGATGCCGAGGATGCGATTGCAGCCCTCAAGGAAGGCTATGAGCGGTTTGACGAGGCGGTTGCCCACGAAGAGCCTGCGGCAGTCCCCGAACTCGAGCCAGCGCCCGTGGTTCGGCAGCCTGCAGGCCAAACGCAGGTCCAGATCCTGCCAGTCGAGCGTCCGTTTGACCTTGATCCCGGCACGCTGGATGTCACCCGCGGTCGGACGGGCGATGAAATGCCGGACGAAGACAAGCGCATGATCGCCCAGCAGGACCATTTGGCCAACGGGACCAATGTGCCCGTGGCTGACCCGATCCTGCCGGTTACCGAGCCACAGCCAAATGAACCCGTTCCGCCGGGTGTGACCGAGGCTGCACCTGTCGTGGGCACGCATCTGGGCGATGATCAGGCCGTGTCTTACGAAGCTCAGGAAGTGGCTCCGGGCGTGGCTAAAGTGTATTCCTCGGTAGAGGCTGCGCTGGCTGCATACGCTTCGCCTGCAACGCCTGGGGAGCACATCGCGGCTGCAGAACAGCGTGCAGCCGAACAACAGGAGGCCAGCCATGGCGGGACCGAAGAAAGCCCCAAGCCGGTCTGATGCGAAGGGCGGCGACAAAAAAACGTCGCTCGCCCGGTCTGCGCCTATGCCGGTCCACATCACAATTGAGCCCATTTCCAATGGTCATGTGGTTCGACACGCGACTACCGACAAAAACGGCGTCTACAGCGAGACTAAGACTTTCATGAAGAAGCTGCCGAGCAACCTTGCAGGCATCGCAAAAACCAAGTGAAACTGCGGCCCTGGGGAAACCTGGGGCCGTTTCCAATTGAGACTGCCGCCAAGAGCGGATGAGATAGAGAGACGCAATTGATGTCTGCAAAAAACAATGGCGGCCTGTGGGTGCGCCCTGGCCTGTGGCGCCCGATGTCGTGGGATATGCTCGAAACCCGATGCCAGAAGCTATTCGGTGATGGCTGGCGCCCAGTGGTCTGCAAGCTTTTGGATATCACGCCTCGCACCCTAGCGCGCTGGAAGGCCAAGAACGAAGTCACCAATGGCCCAACAGCCGGGTGGCTCATGGCTATGGAAGACCTCAAGGATGCGGGGGAACTGGAAGCGCACTTACGGCAACAGGGCCATGAGGTGTTTGTGGGAGTGGCCGTCTGATGTCTGGGACCAATACCAAAAAGGGTTTGAGCCCTCGCCATCAGCTATTCGTGCAGCGCTACCTCATCCACAGGAATGGAGCGCAGGCTGCAAGAGAGGCCGGATACTCCGTAAAGACAGCGCGACATCAGGCAAGTGACCTCCTGGCTAATCCCGACATTGCAGCCTTGGTGAAGCGGGAGACCGAAAAAGCCATGGATTTGCTCGTCAGGGACAAGGATGCAGTGATCCGCAGGTTGGGTCAGATCGCATTCGGGGACGCTCGACGGCTGTTCCATGAGGACGGCACCCCAAAGCTCCCACATGAGCTAGACGACGATACCGCGGCGATCGTGGGCGGGGTCGAGCACACCCGGACTGTGAAGGTCTCTCGGCCTGCCAATGAGGTGGTGGGGGCTGGGAAGGCCAAGAAGCGGCAGAAGGTGGTCAGCGCGACCACGACAACTGAGGTGCGATACCGCAAGATCGACCCGGTGAAGGCGCTGCATCTCCTCGGCATCCACCATCAGGTGTTCAAGGATCAGCCTACGGTCAACCAGTTCGTGCAGTTTATAATCCAAGAATAGGCATCATTTTGATGTTGACTGGCGCATCGGATTGATGCATTATCTGGTTATCGGGACGGGATGGCCGTGCCGAGAAACCAGGAGACGGACGATGGCAAGGTTTGAATTTTACAAAAACTTCGACATGCAAGCGCTTCGCGCTGAACGAACCAGGCTCGAAAAAATTCTGGATTCGGCGCAGGAGCATTCTTACAACAATGGCTATTGGAGCCGTGACCCCGTCGAAATGCTGGCCCGCAGGGAGCTTTCCGTCGTCAACGCAGCAATCGCCAAGCTGATCCCGGTCGCCGTCTAATATAATTCCCAATTCAGGAGACAGACGGTGGATATTCAAGGAAAAATTTCGACCGTATTGGCGCTTTCGATGGCGGATCGGGAAATCATGCGCAAGCGCCTCATGGAAAAAGCACGGAGAATCCACAATGCTGATAGCACCGCATTCCGTCGTGGCGGAACTTCTCGATTTTTCGACTTGGCTGAACTGGATAGGGCTATGGGTGAATATGATATGACGGTTAGTGATTACGAGGCGGTCACGATTTTGGTGGGTTTTGACGATGCGGAAATTCACGCCGGCAAGCGCAGTCGCTTTTCCAGCGATCCGCAGCAAGAGATGCTGCTGGATGCTGCTTACGCAGCTCGTGCAAAAGAAATTGGCGCCTGACATGACTCCCGCCGAACTCCGCGCCGCGCTGACCGCGCTGGGGTGGTCCTGGGCAGACCTCGCCGAGCCCCTGGGTATAGACCGCAGCGTGCCGCAACGTTGGACGCAAGTGCCTCCCATGGTGGTTCTATGGGTGGAACAAAGTCTCCATTGGCATGCACAACGCCCTAAAATATCGCCGAATTGGCGAGAGGCAACATCAGTTCAGGAGTGACCATCTCATGTCTGAGCCCATGTCTGGCAAAGCCATAGCGTTTAATTTTGCTCTTATGCTTTCGGCAGTTATTTCGCTTGATGAGCGCATCGTTGCTGCGGAAGCAATTCACAATTGGTTAATACAGGGCAGTAATGGCAAGCATTCCCTTCGTGTTAAGGCACTCCAAGCATCCATGGCGCTGCCTAACGCTCGCTCGGTGACGCAAATCTTATCGGACGCCGAACGTCTTGTGGATTGGGTGTGATCCCGGTGGGAATGTTCCGGTCACATACAATGATTGTGACCGTTGCGGTGGCACTGGTCGCATCACTGGCCAATCCCTCATCAACCAATCAATCACGAGGCAACCATGAAGAAGCCATCGCAGACCACCGTATCTGGTGAGAGGAAATGGGTTCGCATGCATTTGGCAAGTCGTATTCTTTTAACCGTGGGCTTCTTGCCGATCATATTTTTCTGCAGTCGATTTGTGATCGTGCAATTCTCGGCAATTCTCAGATACGGGTCGGCGAGTTCCTATTTTATCAGCTTTTGCTGTTCGTTTCTGATGCTGTTTCTCTGCCTTGGCAGCTTAACCAGCATCTGGGGGGCGCGGCGCGTTGATTATATTCTGCTTAATTTGGAAAGCGAGGAGAAGTCAGATGAAGCGTCCTAGTCAGGCCACCATCAACAAGGCTGATGCCGAGATGGACAAGAAGATCGGCGTGAAGCCAGGCAGCGCCAAGGACAAGAAGCTTGATCGCCTCACAGGTGCGAAGTGGCCGACGAAGAAGGGCAAGGAATGACGGCTGATCATCATCAACGTTCGGTTGCTGCTTATCGCATGCAGCTTCTTGGTTTCAATGGGGAAGAATTGGACTATGACCAAGTGGCAGAACTTTGCAGAACCCGATCGGCGGCGCAGGTAGCTGAGATGCTGCAAGTATCCCCGCATGTAGTGGACCGTCTGCGCCGCATACCATCTTAAAGGATTAAGACATGCCGCTTCCAGATGATCAGGAATTATACACAGCGATATGGCTGGCTCCCGATCTGCAATCCGTGGCTGATCGCTATGGGGTTTCTCTGGAAGAAGTTCTGCACTCTCTTTCTCGTTTGATGAAGCGCGTATACGTGGTGGAGGATCCATCTGGCCCGGCTGGTCCCGATGGAATTTGGCGCATTGGAAACTTTACAAATCCTTAAACCCAGGAGTCAGACCATGCAGGATGATCCGCAGGTCACACTAGACGATGCCTTCCCCAAGTCGGATGCAACAGACATCCCAGCCCATGTAGAACCTGAAAGCGTGTCTGGAGCAGCAGTGTCCCCAGTCACTCTGACGGCGGCGCAGGAGCGAGCACTACGGTGGCTGCAGGCGGATGGGTCGTGGAGCGATAAGACAGCTCCGCGCGCGGTATTTGAGGCACTCGGTATGCTGAGCGTGGAGTGCATCGCCATGACCGCCATCACATGGTCCGCACGGGAGGCGCTTGCCTGCGCCTATTGCTGGTCTGGGTTCATCAACCCAGAAAAGCGCACTGACACGCCAGAGCAGTATTGGCTCTCCCTCAGCGAGCGCGTGCGCCAGGCATATCGTGATGATGTCGAGCGGGCTTCTCTGCTGGATGTCGCCCATGGTTCGGCTATGGCCCTTCATCCTGCCGCCGCCCTCACCGATGAATTCCATCGCAACTTTGGTGATCGCATCGGTGTCAAGGCTGCCAACCGCGTCACCAAGATCCTTAAAGAGCTGTTCTATGCGCTCAAAGAAAGTCGGTCTGGACGGGTAAAATCATGACCGCCATCAAGCTTACCCCCGCGCAGGTGAAGGCGCTGATGTGGCCCCATAATCCTCTGCTGGATTTTTTTGACAGTCGGTATTCATTTCGTCGCGATGCGCCGATGGAGACAGTTCTGGTTCAGCTCCAAGCGAAGGGTTTGGTTGAGCGCCGCGGTGTTCAATGGCGTCTCACCCCCGCCGGCATAGCCGAGCGGAAGCGGAGGGAGGGGTGATGGAGCCGTCAGTAGCGATCTATTTCATTCTTGATGGCAAAGAGTTTGCCTTTCGCCGTTGGCGTTTTGTGCCCGCAGTTGGGGATAAAATTGAGTTTGATGGACAACGCGGTCGGTTCTTTACCATCGAGCGGCGATGCTGGGTTCAGGGAGATAGCGCTCTCGGCTGGGCATATCAGCAAGCCGTAAACATCTGGATCAGCGAGATTGATACCAAGGCCAAGCGGATTAAGGTCCAAAGGACAAAGCCATGACCGACCAGCCCACGCCGCCGGGTGAGCTTTGCACCTGCGAGCGCTGCCAGGATGAGCGTTGCCATGCCGACGGGCAGCCGTTTAGGATACTCGGGCCAAACGTTCCCGGCTGGTCTTATGCGTGTGGGACTTGCGGCAACAAACGCTGTCCTCACCATGCTGATCATCGGTTCGTCTGCACACGCAGTAATGAGCCTGGGCAGATCGGCGTGCTGGCGACCGACGCAGCCCTCGAATCCCTCGCCGAGGCGGACGCGGATCTGGTGATGACGGAGAGAGCGGGAGATGCGGCGCTCGCGGTGAAGGTCACGCGGCTGACCGATGAAGTCGCTCGGTGGAAGCTCATCCTCGGCGACGTGCTGGATGATCCCGGTTCGCCAACGGTGCTGGGGGATGCCAGGGCGGCGCTCGCTGCTGCGTCTCCGCCTGAGCTGGACGAGTCCAGGCGTGACAAAGACTCCGCGCCTGCCATCAGCGATGAGGCGGCGGAGGCATTTTTCAGGGTTTGGTATCCTGCGTGGGTGACATTTTCCGACGAGTGGCGATCGAAAATTTGCAAGTCTGTCCGCGCAGCACTCACCGCAGCCGCCCCGCACGTGTGCGCCGCGAAAGACGCGGAGTCGTTCCAAACGCGTGTGCTGCCCTGGCTGATCGCATGCTTTGGCACTGAGATCGCGTCAGACAAAATCGAGCGCAACCATCGGTTTCTCGAAGAGGCGCTTGAGACAGTCCAGGCCGCCGGATGCACGCAGTCGGAAGCGCATCAGCTTGTCGATTACGTCTACGGGCGCCCAGTCGGCGAGCTGAGCCAGGAAGTCGGCGGCGTTATGGTCACCCTTGCTGCGCTGTGCCTAGCCCACGGCGTCAATATGCATGATTGCGGTGAAACCGAGCTGGCCCGCGTGTGGACGAAGGTCGAGAAGATCCGCTCGAAGCAGGCGGCAAAGCCGAAGCACTCGCCGCTTCCAGAGCAGCCCGCAGATGCCAAAGACGCGGAAATCACCCGACTCAAGGCCCACATCGCTTCTATCGACACCGAGTGTGCCGCGTGGCGGGCGAAGGCGGATGAGAGCTATCGTCGTGGGGTTGAAGGCGCTGCAGAGATATGTCGTGAGTTTGATGAGTGTGGGTTACCCGATGGAGAAACCTACGAGCATTCTGTGCTGTCGCTTTTGGAAAAGAGCGGTTTGACTTTGACTGAAGGCCAACAAATCATTGCAAACACGCTGAATGGTCTCAAAGCCCGCGCCCTCAAGGGAGACGGGGAATGACCATCCGCATTACGTCCATAGAAAGATTGCCGTCAGAACAGTTTGTCACCGACGATGAGGCAGTTGGTGCGGTCCGAGCATTGCTGTTCATAGCTTGTGTTGATCTCGTTCTTGGCCACCCTGGCCTTGCGGCAATGACACTGTTTTTCCAGATTTTCGGCATTGTCGCGTTGATTGGCATAAGAACGTTTTTTGTTCGATCCAAGGTCTATAAATAATGTCTGCAACCGTTGGTGCCAAGCCTCTGCAGTTCATCTACTCGTATGAAAATGTCCCGACCATTAAGAGGTTTTCCGAGAGTTCTGCTTTTATCCGCGGTCTCATGGGTCCGTTTGGTTGTCTTCCCGCCGAAACGGAGTTTCTATCCGATAAAGGATGGAAGCGAATGGATGAATTCGGTCTAGGCGATAAAGTGGCTCAATGGCACCAATCATCTAGCCGCATAGAATTTGTCGAGCCGTTAAATCGTGTGGTGATGCCATGTGATGACATGCTGAGATTTAAAGGAAGTGGGCCGGGTTCTGTTCACATGGTGGTTTCCGATGAACATCGGGTGCCGCACTACAACTGGTCTGGTGAGTTTTCCGTTCGCACGGCCGCGCAAATTGCTGCAAAGCCGTCTAGGCGCACTATCCCCACCACTTTTTGTGGTCCAATCGGGGACGGATTGGAAATGTCGGATGACCTCATTCGCTTTGCCGTCATGATGCATGCGGATGGCCATTATCCCAAGCAGGGCAAGAAAGCGCTTATCTGCGTTCGCAAGGAACGCAAAAAAGCTCGGATTCGTGCTTTGTTTCAGAGGTTAGAAATTGAATTCACCGAGTCTGTTTATGAGAAGCGTCCCACCGAAACCACATTCAGATTTGTGCCTCCATATAAGGGGAAAAGCTTTGGCCCTGAGTGGTATCAAGCCAATGCGCTTCAATTGCAGATTATTTTGGATGAAATTGAGCATTGGGATGGGCTTTATGGGCACGCCCAAAAGGTCTTTAGTTCAAGCGATAAAGCCAGCATTGATTTCATTCAGTATGTTGCCCATGCCTGTGGTTTTCGGGCAATTGCACGCCTGAATGGGGGCAAAGATCACTGGCAACCTAATTGGGCACTTCATATTCGCTCTGGGGACAATCATAAGAATAGAGCTTGTGTGCGCGAGGGCACTCGGATTGACAGGGTGAAGACCTCGGATGGTCTCAAATATTGTTTTGAGGTTCCGAGCAGTTTTTTTGTCGTCCGACATGCAGGCTCTGTCTTTATAACAGGAAATTCAGGAAAGTCTTCGGGGTGCGTGGTCGAGATATTGCGGCGCGCGCTGGCGCAGCGTCCTGGACCTGATGGGGTTAGGCGCAGCCGGTGGGCGATCGTGCGCAACACCTATGCCGAATTGCGGATGACAACGGTAAAAACCGTTCTGCAATGGCTTCCAAAAGACATCTACGGTGATTTTCACGAGACTAACCACACCTACACGATTCGCAATTTCGAGGGCGCAGAAATCGAACTGGTTTTCATTGCCTTGGACAGCGACAAGGATGTGAAAAAGCTTCTGTCCTTGGAATTGACAGGCGCGTGGGTCAATGAAGCGCGCGAGGTGCCCTGGTCCATCATTGAAGTGCTGCAGGGGCGCCTGGGGCGTTATCCGGCGATGCGTGACGGCGGCCCGAGTTGGACTGGCCTGATTATGGATACCAATCCACCAGACGCAGATTCGGCATGGTATAAGTTCTTCGAGGAAGCCGACCATTCAGATGATATTCGACGCCTTAACGAAGCTGTTCCCGGGCTCAATCTCACCCCAGAAACCTATGCTGCAATCTTTAAACAACCATCAGGGCTGAGCGACGAGGCTGAAAACCTCGATAATTTGCAGGCAGGCTATTATCAGCGGCTTGCGATTGGGAAAAGCCCGGAATGGGTAAAGATCTATGTCAAGGGAGATTACGGCTTTGTCATGGAGGGACTTCCGGTCTTTCCGGAATTCTCTGATGCGCTTCATTTGGGGGAATGTAAGACAGTTCGCGACCTTCCGGTCATACGCGGGTGGGACTACGGACTTACCCCAAGCTGCATTTTCTCGCAGCTTGCGCCGTCTGGTCAGCTTATCACGGTCGATGAAATGACCTCAGAAGGCATGGGGATCGCCCGCTTTGCTGAGCATGTGATTGAGCACACCAAGATCGCCTTCCCCAAACGGGATTTCATTGATGTGGGTGATCCTGCTGGTGATAGCCGTGTGCAGACGGATGAGCGCACTTGTTTTGAGATACAGCGTGCCATGGGCATCGACATTCAGGCTGCTCCGCAGACCCTTTCCATCAGGTTGGAGAGCATGCGGAAGCCGCTGACTGTGCTCCGGGGCGGTCGCCCTGGGTTTGTGTTGCATCCGCGCTGCAAGATCCTTCGCCGAGCTTTTCTTGGCGGATATCACTACAAGAAAATGGGCAAATTGGACGGAGAGTTTCAGCAGATGCCCAATAAAAATCGCTTCAGTCACCCGATGGATTCGCAGACTTATATTGCAGCTTATTTATTTGGGGACAGTCTCACAACGCTTCCAAGCCGCGGAGATCACATGGACGATGAGATGATTTTTAACGTCAGAACGCGGTCAGATATTACTGGCTACTGAAGGAGAGAGACTTTTGGCCGAATCAGCGCTTAGCGGCATGCCGGTTTCAGACCGGATCATCGTTGCAGAAGGACCAATGGAACGGCTGATCACCGATCTGGTTCATTGGCAGCCAGGACTTGGCCCGCAGTCCGATAGGCATCTTGCAGACCGCGTCTTGGTGGCCTGCGGATGGCTCAGGATCAAGCGGGACGGCGAACCCACGCAATGGATTGCAGGATTGGCCCCCGATTTGGTATTTGAGGAGACGCACTACCCCAATCCGTTGCTGCGAATTGATGATGCGTTGAGCATTTTCCCACCGTCATGGATGGTCGTGGAAATGAAACTGCTGGCCCAGCCGGTGGTTTGGCTGGTGCGCGCCCGTAATCGCCTGACCGGCGCCACGCTTGCGCCGATGAATGGCTGCCTGTCTGTCGCCATCTGCTGCGCTGCGGTGCTGGCCTGGGTAGAGGAGCGGCCAGCCGGTGAGTAGCGTGCTGGCGGCGGCCATACGCGACCTTGAGGATACGATAGCCATCCAGTCAGAGGGTGCGCCAGACGGCGCGGTAAGGCTGGCCAGCGGAGGTATCGCAGAGGACGATGACAGCCCGCCTTTCCTCTGCCTCACGCGGGAAATGGCGGTTGATGAGTGGCTGACCGCCATGCACGATTACATCGTGGCTCGGATGGGCGAGGAAGGCAGCCCATTCGTCAATATGACCCATGAGGATCTGTGCCTGCGATGGGGAGATGAACCGGCGATGTATCGCTATCAGATCACCATGACAGGCGACGACAACACGCACAGGGTGGTGCAGGACCGGTTTGCCGTGTTTTGCACGGTATGGATCGGAACCATTGAGGAAAGCGCCAAGCTGAAGCCAGCGCGGCCAGTTCTGGGGGTATCTGAGAGATGAGCGTTTCATCTTTGCCTATTCCAAGCCGTTGCAGGACTGTGGATCAGGCTTTAGGGGCTGCAAAAAACGAAGGACTTTCTAACGTCTTGATCCTTTCGGAAACAGAAACTGGGCTTCTCATGATCAATGCGGGAGATGGCGAGCCCCTTACCGCAGCACAGTGCGCTTGGCTTTTGCTCAAAGCGCAGAGCATTCTTACAAGCCCAGAGCCTTACGAACCCAATTCATGATAAAGCTTTCGCCAGCATGGTCCTAGCGAAAGGCGACATATGAGCCAGACTGTATCTCCAGCGGCGCCCGGTCCTGGCGTCTCTATGCTGGGGGCGCTTGGTGCAGGCGCTCCTCCTTCCGGTCAAGCGCCTGGCTATGGACAGGCTGCAATACTGCCGCCCTTACCTCCAACACATGACGCGAACACCGAGATCTTGGACGGTGAGTCCCGTGGCGGTCCTGACATGGGGCAGGCGGAAAACCTGAAACGCTGGATTGAGTCGGTCAATATTGCCGATGAACTGCCGGAGGAAGAGGTTGCAACCTATGGTATGCGCGTCAGTCAGGACTTTGAGATAGACCATACGAGTTGCGCAGACTGGCTCGAGAAATACCGCCGCTGGATGGACCGGGCGCTGCAGGTGACTGAGCCCAAGACTTATCCTTGGGTGAATGCTTCCAACGTCATTTTCCCGTTGATGTCCACAGCGTCAGTGCAGTTTGCCGCCCGCGCTTACCCGGCGATCGTCGTTAATAAGGACGTGGTCAAGGGAGTGGTGGAGGGGTCTGAGGACAACGATGGCCTGCGGGAACGCGCCGAGCGCATCGGCTCCTATATGTCCTGGCAGTGCCTGGAAGAGATGCCCGAATGGGAGGGCGAGACTGACAAGCTTCTGCACATCCTGCCCATCGTCGGGTCTGCGTTCCGCAAATCCTATTTCGATCCGGCCTTGCGGCGGAATGTTTCCCGACTGGTGACCTCTGACAAGGTGATCGTCAATTACAAGGCGATTTCGTTCTACCGGGCGCCTCGCGTGACTGAGATCATCGAATATTACCCGCATGAGATTGAAGAGAAAGTGCGGGCGGGTGTGTTCACGGACTATCCTTATGCCACCATGTCTGGCCGGATGGATGGCGATCTGGATGCGCCCATTGAGTTTCTAGAGCAGCACAGACGCCTAGACCTTGATGGGGATGGTTATGCCGAGCCCTATATCGTCACAGTCCTCAAAGACACGTCCACGGTCGCCAGGATCGTCGCTAACTACGACATGGACGGGGTGATCTTCGCCAAGTCGGCGGATGGCACGCCTGACCGCATCCGCTCAATTGATCATGTGGCCTATTACACTCCCTATGAGTTCCTGCCGAACCCTGATGGCGGCGTGTATGGCATCGGCTTTGGCCATCTCCTCTATCCGATCAATGCGGCGATCGACACCAGCCTGAACCAATTGCTGGATGCCGGACACCTTGCCAATACCGGCGGCGGCTTCATCGGCAAGGGTGTCAGTCTGTCATCTGGGTCCATGCGGTTCGCGCCAGGCGAATACAAGCAGGTCAATTCCAGTGGCCCGGCACTGAAAGACAACATCGTTCCACTGCCTTTTGCAGGTCCAAACCAAGTCCTGTTCGCGCTGCTGCAATTCCTCGTGGAGGCAGGTAAGGATGTGGCCTCCATCAAAGACATTCTGATGGGCCAGCAACCACAGGCCAACGTGGCTGCAACCACTGTTCTGGCCCTGATTGAGCAGGGCATGCAGGTCTTTTCGGCGATCTACAAGCGCGTTCACCGGTCGCTGCATGCCGAATACCAGAAGCTTTACAGGCTCAATCGGCTTTACATGGATGCCGAGGCCAAGTTCCGCAAAGGCGATATGTGGGGCAAGGTCAAACGGGAGGATTTCACTCCCGATTCGGGGTGTGAGCCTGTTTCTGACCCCACGATGATCAGCAACATGCAGAAGCTGGCCAAAGCCAACTTCCTTTTGCAGTTCAAAGATGACCCGCAGATCAACCAATTGGCCCTGCGCAAGCGGGTCTTCAGCTATGCCGGCGTCGATAAGATGGACGAGCTGCTGAACGAGCAACCGCCGCAGCCAGATCCGCAGATCGTCCTGGGTCAGGCCCAACTTGCGCTGCAAAAGCAGATCGCCTCTGAGCAGTTGGAGACGAAGCAGGTTGCCGATGCCGAGGAAGCCCGCAGAAAGCGGGAGCGGGATGCGGTCATGAACGTGCTTACCTTGTCGCAGGCTTATAACCAACTCGCCCAGGCTGAAAAGGCGGCCGGCGACAATGACCGGGAATGGCTCACACACCAGTTGGAGTTTATGCGGAGTGAAATCGATAGATGGGGAGCTGGCCAAACGTCTGCGGGAGGCGGGACATCCGATGGTGGATCGGCCGGAAATCCGCCGTCAGCTCCTGCTGCTGGCGGAAACGGACCCAATCCAATTCAACCTATGGCGCAACCACCCGGTAACGGAGCTGTTTCTCCGCTACCTGCATCATAGCCGCATTGAGGCACTGCTCAACCTCATGGCCCAATGGGAAAGCGGGGGATTGGTGCTATCAGAAGAACACGCGCTGCGCGGGCGCTTGCAGGCTCTGCACGATGCTGCAGAGACCCAATTGACGGACATCCGCGGCCATTACGAAGGGGTCTACCCACCTGGGATGCCCTGGCCTGAAGACAGGAAAAAGGACGGAGACTGATGGAACAGAGACTATTGAAGACCGGAACGGCCGAATACACGATGGTCGAATGGAACGGACGGAACGAATCGGGTTTCGAGCCGTTTTCAAACCGGGTTCTGATCCTCGTGGATCAGGTTGCAGCCCAAACCAAAGGCGGCATCATCATCGTCAATGAAATTCAGGAGAAGCAGAACGCGGCCTCTGAAAGCGGCGTCATCGTTGCCATGGGCACCGAGGCGTTTCAGCGTGATGATGATGGGCGGCCATGGGTCGGCGCAAAGCCGGAGGTCGGCAAGCACGTGTTTTTCGAGCGCTACGCCGGCCAAGTGCTGCATGGGGCAGATGCCCGCATGTATCGGCTGATGGACGCGCGATGCATCGGGGCTATGGCGATTGCTTTGCCCGATGATTTCGAGCCCCCCGAAGTGCAGTTTGTCAAAAGTGCCCCCAGGGATCTGCTGGGTGCGGTGGCCAAAAACGTTGCAGGGAGTGCGTCATGAGCGGATCGCGCCAACGGGTTGATGACGATCTGACGGAAAACGGCGAAGGCGCCGGTCAGACTGATGTCGAAGCCCGTGCCCGCCGGGCCGGATGGCGTCCTCGGGAGGAATACCGTGGCGATCCCGAGCGCTGGGTTGATGCGGATCAATTCCTTGAGGTCGCCGAACATGACCTGCCGATCGCAAAGGAGCGGAACAAGCGGCTTGACCAAAAGCTCACGCGCCAGGAGCGCATGTTGGAGCAGCAGGCTCAGGCCATCCATGAGCTGCGTGCCATGGCTTCCAAAAACGAAGAACGGGCTTATGAGCGGGCTCGGCAGGAGCTTCTGGTTGCCCAAGCTCAGGCAGTTGAGACGGCCGATACCGCGACATACCAGCGGGCCACAGCCCAGCTTGCCGAGTTGGAGAAGGAAAAGCCCAAGCCTGCCCCCACAGTGGCTCCGGGTCTGCCGCCGTCTGAAGACGTGCAGGATGTGCAGAATTGGGTCAAAAGCCAAGACTGGTGGCAGAAGGATCAGCAGCTCACGAACCTCGTCACCGGCATGCATGCTCAGGTCATGATGGCTCACCCCGAACTATCCCAGATGGATGGCCTTCGGCGGGTGCAGCGCATGTTGGCCGAGGACTACCCGGATAAGTTCGGCCAAACCCAGAAGCGTCCGCAGACGCAGCCTTCGGCTGATCAGGATGGTGACGATCGCCAGCCGAATGCGCGCCGTGATGCCCCGGCTGCGGTTGGGGGCAGTGAATTGGGCGGCGCCGCGCCCAGGGGGCGTCGGGCATCCCCCAAGACCATTGCAGACCTTCCGCGCGATGAGCAGGCCGAGGCCCGCAAGGCATACCTCAAGTTCAAGTCCATGCCTGGCCTCAAGGACTTCACCGAGGAAGAATACGTCAAAAACTATCTGGAAGGCTGAACAAAGGAGGCTTGACCAATGGCTAAGCTGACGACGAAAGCCCGCAAAGAGATCCCGGCCAAAGATTTTGCAGGCCCTGACCGGTCTTATCCCATCGAAGACCGCTCTCATGCACGCAATGCCCTTGCGCGGGCGTCGGGGAAGCCCGTTGAGGCGAAGGTCAAGGCTGCGGTCAAGCGCAAGTTCCCTGACATCAAGGTCAGCGGCAAAAAGGGGTCAAAGTAATGACCGCAGAAGTGGCCGCAACGGTCGCCCCCTTCACTGAAGCCGTGAATACCTTTGCTGCCGGGTTCACGGTGGCGAACGGGGCTTATGCTGGCATCACTGTGCCGGTGCAGCAGCGCGTTTACCAGATCGGGGATACATCCGATTACGTCCAGATCCTGGCCGCTGCGGGCAAGTTCAAAGCCTCAAATCTCTATTGGATCACGCCCATAACGCAGACCCGTGATGGCCATGCGTTCTGCGAGTTCCAAATCGTTTTGCTACCCACAACATAGGAAATAACGCGATGTCTGATACCCCTCGCAAGGGTCGGCCTCCTGGCCCCAGAGTAAACCGCTCGCATCTTCTGTCCCCGTCCGAACCGGGGGAAGGCAACCTAAGCGCCGATGAAGACTTGCAGGATGCGGCGGCCGAAGAAGAGGAAGAGGCGATTGGACAAGCTCCCGTCGCCCCTCCCGGTTTCCCCGAACAAGACGGTCTTCGGGCTGGCCAAGAGCGCATGCAGCGCATCCGGGCCGAGGAAGAAGAGCGGAAACGGATCGAAGAAGCGCGCATTGCCAATGCCGGACGCACGCTTCTGCAAGACGATGCAGGGGCTGCAAGGCGGGTAACGCGCGAGACTCGCAAGCCTTTTGGTTCGATGAGCCAAAAACTGTATTGGCCAAAGCGCGAAGGTTTCTATAGACATTGGTTCAATGACTTGCCCGGTCGGATCGAGCAAGCCTTGCAGGCCGGTTATACGCACGTGACTGATCCCAGCACGAAGCAGCCGGTTTCCAGGGTTGTCGGGAAAAATGACCGGGGCGAAGGCTTCCGCGGCTACCTCATGGAAATCCCAGAGGATTGGTGGCGTGAAGACATGGCGACAAACGACAGAGTAACGGCTGCCCGAATTGACCCCATCCGGCGCGGGAAGCCAGACGAAATGAAAGGCCAGCAGGGCTATACGCCCCAGACAGGCATTTCATGGAAAGATGGCGATACGAGCCGCTAACTAAGGCGCCCTATCCCCGAGTGAGACTGCCGGCGGGAAGCCGGATTGTTTTCCCTCTGAAACTCATTCGGGGAGTTCGGCCAAATGGCCAATCCAAATGTCGCCCGCGGGCTGATCCCTGTTCGGGGTGCCTACGGCAATTACTTCAATGGCATGGGCAATATCTATTATGTCCCTGCCACGGATGCGAACAACATCTTCGTCGGTGATCCGGTCATCGTCACAGGCGGCGCTGATGCGAACGGCATTCCAGTCGTCACGCTCGCGACTGCTGGCGCTTCCAACTACATCACCGGGGCCATGATGGGCATCGTTCCGGCCGGTGGCCCGATCCTGCCCGAACTGGCCGTTCTCCGTGATCAGCCGGTCTATCGCCCGGCCAGCGTCGGCGCCTACATCCTCGTTTCCGACGATCCGGGCCAGCTTTACGAGATCCAAGAGGATAGCGTGGGCGGTGCGCTCGCCGCGACCGCCGTCAGCGGCAACGCCAATCTGGTCGCAGGTGCCGGCAATACGATCAACGGCTATTCGGGCTGGCAGTTGCAGTCTTCAAGCCTCGCCAACACCGCGACCTTGCAGCTCCGCATCCTGCGCGGCGTCCAGCGGGTGGACAACATCATCGGCGTCAACTTCAAGTGGTATGTGAAGCTCAATCTATCGAGCATCGCAAACCCAACCGGCGTGTAAGGGAGGGTCACAGCAATGGCGACAATTACCACTGGCACCCATCCGAAAGCCCTCTGGCCTGGCGTCAAGGCATGGTGGGGACGCTCCTATGATGAGCATGTGCCCGAATACCCGGACCTCTACGAATCGGACACGTCCGACAAGGCGTATGAAGAAGAGGTCGAAATCACCGGTTTCGGTCTGGCTCCGGCGAAAGCCGAAGGTTCCGCGATCGTCTATGACAGCGAGACCCAGGGCACCGTGCAGCGCTACACGCACGTCGCCTATGCCCTCGGCTATATCGTCACCTACGAAGAGCTGCGGGACGATCTCTACGAATACGTGTCCAAGCGCCGTGCGCAGGCCCTGGCCTTCTCGATGCGGCAGACCAAGGAGAACGTGGGCGCGCTCCTTTACAACCGCGCGTTCAACAGCGCCTATCCGGCCGGCGACGGTCAGGCGGTCATCTCGGCCAACCACCCTAGCCTGAACGGTCCTCAGTCCAATTTGCTGGCGACGGCGGCCGATCTGTCGGAAGCTTCGATCGAAGATCTCGCGATCCAGATCATGCAGACGACAAACAACCGCGGCCTGAAGGTCTCCAACATCCCGCAATCGCTGCACGTCGCCCCAGCCAACTGGTTTGAGGCTCAGCGCATCGTCGGCTCGATCCTGCAGAACGACACGGCGAACAACGCCATCAACGTGATCAAGCAGCAGGGCTTGTTCCCCAAGGGCGTCAAGGTGAACCACTATTTCACCTCGCCAACCGCATGGTTCATCCGCACCAATATCCCTCGCGGAACCATGTATCTGGAACGCGAAAAAATTAGTTTCGATCAGGATTCTGACTTTGATACAAAGAACGCCAAAGCTGCTTGCTATGAGCGCTATAGCTTTGGAATCAGTGACTTCCGCGGCTTATTTGGCACACCTGGGGTATGAGTTTTCAATGACTTAGCAGATTTTCTGCGGTCAATTCTGAAAGGGGG